GGTTGCTGTGAAAATCGTGGCATTATGGCGCATTCAAGTCTTACACAAACTACTGTTCTTAAAGGTTCATTCTATAGTGATCCTGGTACTAAGAAAGAGTTTTTCGATAACATCAAACTACAACAGGAGTTTGCGCCACGATGAGTATAGAACCAAAAGATCCAAGCAAAAAACATTTTTATATCAGCATGGTAAAAAGTGCTATACGCATCGGAGCAGGTGTATTTCTTATGTTCGGTGATTTAATTGTAGCAGGTACTTTGTTGATAGTAGCAGAAGTACTAGGAATAGCGGAAGAACTGTGATGAAACTAAGATACTCAGAAGCATTTTATTCAGTACAAGGCGAAGGCAAGTTTGTAGGAGTACCTAGTGTATTCCTACGTACCTTTGGTTGTAACTTCCGCTGTATGAATTTTGGTTACGAAAGAGGTTCATACGTTAGACGCGAAGGTACTAAATACAATCCGGACGTTAAGAAACTGTTAGATGATAATATAATAAACACAGTTGAAACGTTTGAAGATTTACCAATCGTTCATACAGGTTGCGATACTTACGCAAGTATCTATCCAGAGTTTAAAAAATACATGATGGATCGAACTGTAGACGAAGTCGTAGAACATTTGCTTAGTTTAACACCAGAAGGCAAGTGGACTATGGATAATGGGCAAGATGTTCATTTGATATTTACTGGGGGAGAACCTTTACTAGGTTGGCAAAAACTGTATATCGAATTATTAGAACATCCTAAAATGAAGGACTTAAAAAATGTCACATTTGAAACAAACACTACTCAAAAACTTAGACCTGAGTTCAAGGACTATCTCGAATCTCAAGACAGATTTCGAATTACATGGTCATGCTCGCCCAAACTTTCTGTATCGGGTGAGATTTGGGATGATACTATCAAGCCTGAAATTGCTAGGTCTTACTATGATATTCCTAACAGCGATCTGTATTTTAAATTTGTGGTCGCTGACGCAATTGATGTGGACGAAGTGTCTCGTGCCGTTGTGGAATACCGCAAAGCGGGCATCGAAGTCCCTGTATACGTCATGCCGCTTGGCGGTCACTCAGACGAGTATCAAACCAACACCAAGCAAGTCGCAGAACTCGCAATGGAAAGAGGCTGGAGATATACACCAAGACTACACGTCGACATCTTCGGCAACGCCTGGGGAACTTAACGACGAAGTGGTTGAAAAAATTAGGAGATATATGTGAAGGATATGTTAGATAAATTAAATCCGTTTAAAAAGAAAGAAAAAACTTTCCCAAATACAATGACTGCTAAAGAGCAGGCTACGAAGAAAAAAGAACCGTATATTGAGGTTATTAATACTCATGTTAATCCAGATAATATTAAAAATGGATTCTTTGAACTTGACTGGAACGACTATTTCATAGTACAATTAAAAGAGTCCGGATACGGATTTGATGGAGATCCTGAAGAAGAAATAGTTGACAGATGGTTTAGAGATATTGTAACCCAGATGCTTGCTGAAGATGGTGGTGATCCGACAAGAACAGGTTATATTAACATTAATCCAATTGATAAAGATAAATCGGAAGTATCTTAATGCGTGACGATTTAATGGTTCAACAGCAAGTATCTACAGTATGGCAACATATGGTAGGTGTTATTTGTTTAAACCAAACAAATCGTAAACAAGTAAAACGTGTATTACCAAAGCTATTTTTTGTATGTCCTACTCCAGAAGACTTATTAAGAACGCCCGAACACATTATTAAAAATATTATCCAACCGTTAGGTATGGTTAATGTGCGTGAGAAACGTTTGCGTAAAATGAGCGAAGATTACTTGACATGGGACGGAGAAGATGCTACTATATTATACGGTATAGGAAAATATGGTAGTGATAGCTATCGTCTTTTTTACAAGAATGAGATCCCCGACAACATCGGTGATCATGAATTGAAACGTTATGTACAGGAAGAATTAAATGAAAACATACATACTAGTTGATACAGCAAACACTTTTTTTAGAGCCCGTCATGTTGTTCGTGGTGATGTAGATACTAAAGTTGGTATGGCTCTACATATAACTTTTAATTCTATTAAAAAGGCATGGCAAGACTTTAATGCGGATCATGTTGTGTTCTGTTTAGAAGGTCGCAGTTGGCGTAAAGATTACTATGAGCCTTACAAAAGAAATAGGCAAGAAGCTCGAGACGCTCTAACTGAAAGAGAACAAGAAGAAGATAAAGCGTTTTGGGAAATCTTTGACGAATTTAAAAATTACGTTACAGAAAAAACTAATTGTACTGTAATGCGCCATCCGCAACTAGAAGCAGATGATTTAATTGCTGGCTGGATACAAGCACACCCTAATGACAATCATGTTATTATAAGTACAGACGGAGACTTTGCTCAACTAATTGCACCTAACGTAAAACAATACAACGGTGTTAGCAACACTACAATTACACACGAAGGATACTTTGACGACAAAGGCAAGCCTGTTATTGATAAGAAAACAAAAGAACCTAAACCTGCACCCGATCCTGCATTTATGCTATTTGAAAAGTGTATGCGCGGCGATACTAGTGACAATGTGTTCTCTGCTTATCCGGGTGTACGCAAGAAAGGCACTAAGAACAAAGTCGGACTTATTGAAGCATTTGAAGATAAAGCAACAAAAGGCTACAACTGGAATAACATGATGCTACAGCGTTGGGTAGATCACGAAGGTGTAGAGCATAGAGTGTTAGATGACTATAATAGAAATGTAATTTTATGTGATCTAACTGCACAACCTGCGGAGATTAAAGAAATAATCTCTGCAACTATTGCAGAGAATGCTGTGCCAAAAGAAGTAGCACAAGTAGGCGTTAAACTAATGAAATTTTGTGCATTGTGGGATATGCAACGAATTGCAGACAATGCGCAACACTTTGCAGAACCGCTTAATGCAAAATATATAGCATGAGAAAAGAAGAACTAGTCTATCTTTTTAATAAATTAAACAATGAAGACTCAGTTGGACAGATAACAGCAATAGTGTATGATGCAAACGATGGTCAATTTATTACAGATAGTATTAGATTAGACATGGACGGTGGAAGATTAATTATTGCACAGAAAGGTTGTAGCAACTACGAGCGTAATAAAAAAAATTGGAAACAAGAATTGGAATTTTATAAATGAAAAATATATAGCATAATGGAGAATTAAGTATATGGCAGGTAAAGGTAGTAACCCGCGCCCGTTTAGTGTTGATAGAAAAACATTTGACAATAATTGGGATCGAATCTTTAATAAGAAGCCGGCGCAAAATGTGAAGGAAGTTTCTCGTACTATTAAAGAAAAACAACAGGAGAAAAATAATGATAAAGAAAATTAAAGCCAAAACTGTCTTAAAAGACAAATTTTGGATTATAGAAGATCAAGGAACAAAACTAGGCACACTTAGTACTAATGACGATCTTTTTGTTTTTTCTAATAGTCAAGAGACTAAAGTATTTTCTAATATTTCTAAATTTAAAAAACACTACGGTGTTGACATAGTTTTTTCTAAGGCAAACGATGTTGAAGACACCACTACTGTAAAAGAAGTCAAAGGATACCCTACAAGTTGTACTCCGTACAATACCATGTACGATGTAAGAAGAAAATTACCTTTGTTTACAAAAAGTACAAAAAGTAAAAGTCTTTACTGTGCAGGATATTATATAATTGAATTTGATAAAGGTTGGGTCAAATCGTTTTGTCCTAAATTAATTACTATTGAAAGATATAATTACAAAGGACCTTTTACTACAGACATTGAAATGCGTCAGGAGTTAAGTCGTGTCAATGCAAAATGAACCAATTAATACTGCTCCTATAGAAAATTTTATTCAGCAAGTAAAAAATGCTGAAAATTCTAAATCTAAAGAAGTTAAATTAGATATTACTCAGGCAAAAAATCTTGCTTTTTCATTAGGAACAGTTATGGCACGATTAAATGGAAATCTTGAAGACTTGCTAATACGTAATGCAAGAGGCGACAACGAAGTAATTGAAATTAAAATGGATCAAGGCAATTGGTGACCATTGACTCAAAAGCCCTTAAAGAATCTATTGCAGATACCATACTTGCAACTATCATTAGTTTTCCTTTAAATGTAATGCTCCTTGCTATTGCTAAAAACTTTGAGTTAAATGTTGTAGAAACTGCTGTTTTTATAACTCTTATATTGTTTAACATTGCAGTATTTCGTAAGTATAGCGTAAGAGTTTACTTTAAAAACAAAAAAAAGTATTAAAAAAGAGATAAATATATACGTAGTTAATTAATAGGATTACGTATATG